GGCCACTGGCACACACCAATGAGCCTGACCATGAGCAACGGCGGTCGCATATTCGTGACTGGGAGCCCAGAGTCGCACAACGAATACGCACGCGAGTTCGTGGCAGCCACCGGCATACCGAGCCAGCGCCTGCACTTCGTGGATCCGGACAAGGGCCGAGTGGCGGCAGAGTACGTGGTATGGCTGGACTAGACAAACCCCTAGTATTGGTGGTGTGGCACGATGCCCACACACTTGACAACGACCATTGGTATGACGAGTCCGACCTAAAAGACACGCCATGTGTGGTGCACAGCGTGGGCTACCGCATCAGCAAGCCCAATGCCCGGCACCTATGCCTAGCCCAGTCGATCACCGATGAACAGGGCTCGGACAACGTGCTATTCATACCTGCCCGAATGGTGCGAAAAGTCATCAAACTGCAAATCCCACACAAGCGCCGAAAGACGCGCTAAGGTCATATCAGGCTTCTGGAGGGGCCTAAACATGACACACAACCTGATTACCTACGAAGTCCTAACAGGGCTTTGTGCAGAAACAGCGCAACAATTCCACTTGGTAGTGTTCAGGAACGCTGAAGGCGAGGTCGTGAAGGCCCAGCTGCGTTACCGATTCAACGCTGACGAGGATTGGAGCGAACCATCAAAGCTGACCCATCAGCCACGCATCGACCCGGAACACCCGAGCGTCGCATGAACCCCTTGACCATCATTGCCATGGCAGCATGTGCCGTGTCCGGCTTCGGCCTCATGCTGATATCAGATCCTGAAACAGACACAGCAGGGCTGGTGTCCGAGTCCACCGTGTACACGGCTCCCCTTTCGGGCACGGTGGGCTTGGACAGCCCCTCAGACGCATCAGGAAGCGATATGAGAGTGGTTACGACCATGCCCCCATACACAGGCCCAGGCTGCCGAGAATGGGCTGATACAGCCCTCAGGGCAGGCTTTGTGCTGGATGACCTATGGATAGCCCTGCAGGTCGCAGAGCTCGAATCTGGATGCCTACCGGGCGTAGTTGGGGACAACGGAGACAGCTTTGGCCTTATGCAGATTCATACGCCGTCGTGGTGCAAACCAACCAAGTACTGGCCACGTGGCTACCTGCAAACCCAAGGCATGATTGATGACTGCGCTGAGCTGTTTGACCCACTTACCAACTTGTGGGTGGCCTGGCATATCGCAACACATTACGGATGGGAAAATTGGAGTACCTATGACCGCGTTGTGGGCTGACGTGCTTGTGATGAGCGTGTTCGGCACATACATCGTGGTAGCCATCTGGTATCTTTGCCGACCCATGGAGGATGACAATGAGCAGCAGCAACATTGACCCAGGTGACGCGGCCTACCGCGCTTGGCAACTCACCAAAGGTGATCGCATGGCCCAATATGGGCACCCATTCGATGACTACACCCGGGTACGTCGCATATTCGGCAGCATCACCAACTTCCACCACAACCTCAGCACTCAGGAGGCCATCATGTTTATGGTGTGCGTCAAGCTGGCTCGGCTGATGAAGTCGTTGGAGGAAGGCAAAATGCATGAGGATTCGCTAGTTGATGCGATTGGCTACCTGAACTGTCTGCACATGGCTGATGCACGTGATCAGCTGCTCGATGCCCCATTGCACGTGGTAGGAGACATGGCGATTTATCGTGACGAGCCCACAGAAGCGTAAAGGTCATGCAGCCGAATTGGCTGTGGTCAAGTGGCTACGTGCCAAAGGCATCAATGCTGACCGCATTCAGGCTGGCACGCACAAAGACCGCGGCGATATCAACGGCTGGCCGGGCATCGTCATTGAGGTCAAAGACCGCAAAGCACATTCATGGCACGGCTACTTCGAGCAGCTGCGCAGGCAGATCGCGAACGACAAAGCCTGGACAGGCGTAATTATTGCCAAGCGCCCAGGTATCACCGATGTCGGCGAATGGATGGCAGTGATGCCGGTCAAAGAATGGTACGCATTGGTATCACTTATGGAGGAATTGGCATGAGCTTCAATCTTGACAACTACGTTGACGTACCAACACGCCTACGCATGGCACTAGAAAAGTTTCCCGATCTGCGTGTGCAGGAATCACAGCCCACATTCCGTGAAGTCAATGACAAGCTGTACATCGAGATTCGTTGCACCGTGTGGCGTGACAAGGATGACCAACTGCCGTGCATTGCGTACTGTTGGGAGCCATTCCCAGGGCGCACGCCATACACCAAGGATTCAGAGCAGATGAATGCCAGCACCTCGGCCCTAGGTCGAGCATTGGGCATGATGGGCTTTGGCATCGATCACAAGATGGCCAGCAAACAGGAAGTGTTAGCTAGGCAAGAACCTGAGAAGCCGCGTGTTGAAATTGCGCGCTACCCGGATGGCGAACCCATCCCCGACCCATTCACAGGCGAACCACAAACCAACGTGGTGCCATTGAAGGCAGGGCCAGGCAAGGCATCGGAGAAGCAGATTGGCATGATTCGAGTGCTTGCCAAAACCCGAGGCTTTACGCCGGGTAGCCAGACGATGCGCGAGATCGGCAATGTGCTGAATCGTGAGGTCGTGAAATTTGATGAACTAACCAAGCAAGAAGCAAGTGCAGTTATCACAGCATGGAAGTAACAGTCGGATCATTGTTCTCAGGCATAGGCGGCTTAGACCTAGGTTTAGAACGTGCCGGAATGAAAGTAATTTGGCAATCCGAAATAGACAAATACTGTTGCAAAGTCCTAAAAAAACATTGGCCTGAGGTACCAAATCATGGCAACATCAAAGAAATCAACTGGCAAGAAATCCAAAGGCCAAACATCATCGCAGGCGGCTACCCCTGCCAACCGTTCAGCCAAGCAGGCAAACGCAAAGGCACGCAAGACCCGAGACACCTCTGGCCATGGGTACGAACAGCCATTAGCGAACTACGACCCGATTACGCAATCTTGGAAAATGTGCCAGGTCACCTCACTATGGGAGGAACCGAAGTCATTGGAGCGCTTGCCGAAATCGGGTATGACGCGGAATGGCGTGTTGTATCAGCAGCCGGATTGGGTGCCAATCACCTCAGAAAAAGAATCATCATCGTGGCCTACCCCAACAGCGAGCGACCACATCGAACGCAAATCGACACAACAAACGCTCAACAGCAGGCACAGCCTGAACTTGCCCGATGCAGTCAAACGATGGCCGACACCAACAACTCAAGAAACCGAACACCCAGACGCAATTTGGAATCAACACAATCGGCGAATCAGCAGCACCGGATCGACGCACAGCATGAATCTTGCCGATGCAGTCAAACGATGGCCAACACCGACTGTGAACGATTCCAAAAATGTGAAACCCAAAGCCAATCGCTTTCATGGATTAGTAGCAGAAATAAACAAAACTACGCCCAATGGTGGCAAGTTGAACCCGACGTGGGTCGAGTGGCTAATGGGATTCCCAACCGGGTGGACAGACTTAGAGGATTAGGCAACGCAGTCGTGCCACAGGTAGCGGAGTACATAGGTCGATTAGTAATCGAGCAATACAAGTAAAGTACGCCAATCACATTGGTGCGTTCAGGCCGCGTGACCTGATGTAGGTGCAAATCCTCGGTGACTCATCATCATCAGTTCGCCCATCAGAAGGGCAGGGCAGACCATGCGAACAGATCCATCGTGTGGCGAGTGTGAACCGTGCTTCAACAACGGTCGGGATGGAGCCCGGGGGAACTCTGCCCAAAGACACACATACCACACACAAACCAACACACATACCGATAACAAACCGCCTAGCCTAAGAAACAGTGAGACTCGAATCATGACACCCGGTAGCAAGCGCGAAGCGCGCGCTAGGACAAGCGAAGCGCGTCAGCGGTAGCCCCCCATGCCAAGCAAAAACCGAAGGCCACGTTCAACCCAGGCATACCAAAAGAACCGGGCGGAGCTACTAAAAGACAAGCCAATGTGCCATTGGTGCAAACGCAAACCAGCAACCGAAGCAGACCACCTCATCGAGGTGGATCGCGGAGGGAGCAACGACCTAGACAACTTGGTGCCAAGTTGCAAGCAATGCAACGCCAGACGCGGAGCCAACTACAAAGCAGCCAAAGGCCGAGCTCGAGCAGCCAACAGACCAAACCCCAAGCCCCAAGCCAAACGCAAGGCAAAGCCAAAGAATTTTTTGGATCAACCTTTACCCTTGCCCCCGCGCCCATCGTTCTCGTTATCCGAAAAGACAAAGCCCGAGCGAAAAGGAAAAGGTCATGACCTGCCAAGAATCGAAACGATCATCAAGGATGCTGCCGGAAGCTATGGGCCCGAAGTTGCAGATTGGGCTAAGCGCATTCTCGGAGTGGAGCTCATGCCCTGGCAAAGGCATGTTCTCAACGGTCAACTGGCCGTGGATGCTCAAGGGCAGTTCCTCAACCACGTTTCACTTGTCAGTGTCAGCCGACAAAACGGAAAGACAGTAGCGCTCAAGAGTTTGCTGTCGTGGTGGCTGCTCAAGTATTCGTTGACGGCCGGGCCACAAACCATCCTCAGTACAGCTCACCGGCTTGATCTAGCCACAGCACTGTTCCAAGACCTAGCACCGATCATTGAGGAAAAAGCTGGTGTCAAAGCTGTGTGGGCTTATGGCCGTAACAGCATCAAGGTCGGTGACTCAAAGTGGTACGTCAAAGCGGCCAGGCCATCGAGTGGTCACGGTATGTCTGTTGACTTGATCATTGCCGACGAAGTGTTTGGCATTGACTCTGAGACACTGGACATTGGGTTGCTGCCGACTCAGCGTGCCCGGCCGAATCCGTTGTGCTCGATGTGGAGTACCGCAGGCACCGAGGACAGCATTGCGATGCTCAGGTGGCGTGAGCAGGGCTTGCGTGCGATTGATTCAGGTGAAGTCACCAATTCCGTGTACCTGGCTGAATACAGTCCACCACCCGAATTGGATCCGATGACCGAGGCTGCGTGGGAGTACGCCAACCCAGCGCTCGGGCACACGCTCGACATACGCACAGTCCAGGCCGAAGCCAAAGGCCCGAACAGGGCTGGTTTCCTGCGTTCTAGCGTGAACCTATGGGTGCAATCCGAGTTGTCGTGGCTGCCGCCTGGGCGGTGGGAATCACTTGCTACCGACTTGCCACCATTGCCGGGCGGCGTGCTCGCCGTGGAAGTCTCGCTAGACGATGGCCGATACGTGGCTGTACGTGTCAACGCGAATACTGCTGGGATGCTGACTGCGACTGTCGCATTCATGTGCGAAACAGTGACACAGGTATGGGATAACATTCGGGCTCAGTTGGCCTCCAACACAGGCTTGCAAGTTGCTATCACGCCGACACTGGACACCAACTGCCCCTCCGATCTGCAACGTCGCAGGGTGCTGGTCGGCTACCAGGAAATCACCCGGTACACATCAATGGTCAAGAACCTGATCAATGAGGGCCGTGTTGCGCACACTGGTGAAACGATGCTGGCTGAGCATGTCGGTCGAGCGGTGGCTGTACGCACTCCAGGCGCTATTGCGTTGTCATCACAGAAATCATCGGGGCCGATTGAGTTGGCTCGCTGTTTGGTGTGGGCTGTGGGCATGATGAGCCGACCGCGACCAATGGTGAATCGGCCAGTCATTGCATCGAGTGCCTAGACTGTTCGCACGATGGCATTCTCACTGAAGCGCGCAGTCGCTAACAACACAAACGCACAGATAGGCGCGGCTGGTGCTGCTGGCAATCCACTTGTCGGCAACTTCATGACGTACACGACCGACTTCAACAGGTCGGCCGCCATTCAGATTCCTACGATTAGCCGGGCACGTGACTTGATCTGCTCGATGGTCGGCTGCCTAGAAATCCACCAATACTCAAAACAGTGGGTCGGCGAGGACTATGAGGATGTGCACCTGCCTGATGACACGTGGTTCCATCAGCCCGACCCCAACGTGACACGCAATTTCATCATGTCATGGACTACCGATGACTTGCTGTTTTACGGTCGCGCATTCTGGATTGTGACCAGCCGCTTTGGCAATGGCTTTCCAGCGACGTTCACCTGGATTCCAGCAGACAACGTGCAAACACGTGACCAGGCTGGCCCACAATGGTTTGGCCCAAGCAAAGAGGTGTACTTCAACGGCTACCGGCTCGATCCAAATGACGTAGTGCAGTTTCTCAGCCCCATCCAGGGCTTGCTGACGATGGGTGCACGCTCAATCCGTACCAACATCAACCTGGACACCAGCGCTGAACGCTTTGCCAAGAATCAGACACCAGCCGGTGTGCTCAAACAGACCGAAGGCGAACCGTTGAGTGGCGAGGAGCTGAGCGAACTGGCTGCAGGTTTTGCAGCTGCACGAAACAACAATGCGATTGCTGCGTTGAACCAGTACGTGGACTGGAAAGAGTCGTACATGGATCCGAGCAAGCTTCAACTCACCGAAGCACGCACATATCAGGCGCTTGAGATGGCACGCCTAGCCAACATCCCTCCGTACCTGGTCGGTGCACCATCAGGATCAGGCATGACGTACCAGAACGCACAGCAGGCACGTCAAGACCTGTACCTATTCGGTGCAAAACCATTCATTGACTGCATCGAGCAGACACTGAGCCAAAACAGTGTGACACCACGCGGCCGTTACATTTACCTTGACGTGGAGAGCTACCTGGAGGAAGCAGAAATGTCTCCCGAGTCGGACAACGCTGCACCGGCTCGGGGGATACCCTCTAATGACGAAAGCGAGGCATCATGATTCGCCTAACTGCCCAAAACACGTTCGTACTGGCCGAGGATGGCGAGTCACCACGCACGATCAGCGGTGTGGCTGTGCCCTGGAATACTGAGGCCACCGTTAGCGACGGCACGCGCGTCAGGTTTGAGCGTGGAGCCTTGCCGGTGACCGGCAAGAAGCCCAAACTGTTGAAGTACCACGACTCTGAGCAGCCGGTCGGCGTGGTCACTGGCCGCCTGGACTCCGAGGAAGGCATGCTGTTCACAGCCCGAATCAGCGCCACCTCCGAAGGCAACGACATGCTCGAGCTCATCAAAGACGAAGCTGTGGACTCGGTATCGGTCGGCGTTGACGTAGTTGACGCGACCTACGACGACAACGGCACCATGATCATCAAAAAGGCAAACTGGGTGGAGCTGTCACTTGTGACTGCGCCTGCTTTCAAGGGTGCTATGATTACAGAGGTTGCAGCGACCGAACCCCAAGAGGAGACAACCACAATGTCAGAAGTCAAGGTCGAAGCACCCGTAGAAGTTCCAGCACCGGCACCAGCACCTCACATGCTGTTTGCTGCACCTCGCGCTGAGTTCAAGTTGCCATCGGCAGCTGAGTACATCAGCAAAATCCTGCGCGGTGGGTCAGAGGCACAGCAATTCCTTGCCAACATCAAAGCCGCTGCGCCTGATGTTGTCACGACCGACACGCCTGGCATCCTGCCCGAGCCAATCCTCGGCCCGGTGTACAACAACTTCCGTGGCCTGCGCCCGGTCGTTGATGCAATCGGTGTCAAGGCAATGCCCGGTGGTGGCAAAGTGTTCCGCCGTCCGAAGGTCACGACCCACACCACGATTGGTGCATCCAACGGCGAAAACGCCAACCTCGACCAAGGCACGTTTGTTGTGTCAAACAACAACGTCACCAAAGACGTGTACGGCGGCTACGTTCGTCTGTCCGAGGAGGACATGGACTGGACTGAGCCGGAAGTCATCGGCTTGCTTGTTGATGACATGGCGCGTATCTACGCCAACGAAACCGACAACGTGGCAGCTGATGCGCTGAACACTGGCGCAACTGTGACGCTGACGCTCACCGACGCAAACCTCGTTGATCCAACCAAGTGGGTCGAGTTCGTGTACGCGGCATCGGCCGACATTCTCAGCAACAGCAACGGCAACCTGCCGACCCACATGTTCGTTGCCCCGGCAATTTGGGAAAAACTTGGTGCGTTGACCGACACGGCCGACCGCCCACTGTTCCCACAAGTTGGCCCAATGAACGCATTCGGCAACCTGATCCCAGGTGTCGGCAGCGGCAACGCATTTGGCTTGCAAGTCGTTGTGGATCGCAACTTCTCGGCCAGCACGCTGATCATTGGTGACCCATCGGGCTTCGAGATCTTTGAGCAACAGAAGGGCGCAATCCAAGTGGAAGCGGCTGACGGTTCGCTGTCGCGCTACATCAAGTTCCGTGGCTACTTCGCCACCTTGATGATTGACGCGAACAAGTTCATCAACCGCACCAGCGTCTAATAGTTCACTCCCTCCAGGTGACATTGAACGGTGGCAACTTACTCGGTAACCCATAAGCAGGTTGTCAGTAACGTTGCCATCGTTCAACTGCTTGAACCTCACAACTTTGAGGTCGGCCAGTCAATAACCATCAGTGGCATCAATGCCACGTGGAATGGCACGCACAAGATTCTGGCGCTGCCGGAGTATTACTTCATTGGCGTATCGCAGCAAGGCGATTACCAGTACGACACTGACACCATCATCCCGAATCAGGTGCAGTTTGCGTTGACAACGGATGACGCTGATCGAGCAGCCGCATCCGGCACCGTCACGTACAGCATTACGTGCAGCTGGATTGTCCTGGGCGATTTAGAGGATTACCTGGGCTACACGTTCACCAATCCGAGCGCTGATTTGGATGTGGCCAACATGGCTGTCAGCGCAGCCAACCAATTTGCGTACCGTAAGCGCCAAGAGTCTGGCTACTTTGACTCGCCCAGCTCGGTGCCGGGCGGCGATGCCAAGCTGGCCACTGTGCAGTACGCGGCCATTCTTTACCGTGAGCGTGGCTCGACCGAAGCGTTTGCATCGTTTGACCCACTGGCCACAGGTGGCCCGGTCACCGGCAACTACGGTCAGATTCTGCGCCTGCTCGGAGTCAATAAGCCGCAGGTGGCCTGATGCCTGAGATGCTGTTCAAGGAAGGGTACGACCAGCTCGTAGCCAAACTGCAGACCATTACCGGGCTGACAGTGTTCAACGACCCACGCAATATCAACGTGCCTTGCTGCATCGTTGAGGCACCGACAATCTTTGTGGAAACCAACGTGGTCGCAGACATGCAATTCCGTGTCATCATCGTCGGCATGGGCACCGGAGACAATCGCACGCTCGACCAGCTGCTCGATCTAGCCGACCTGATTCGTGAAGCCAAGATTGGTTTGACCGAAGCCCGACCAACCACCGTTGACTACGGTGGCGCGGCATACCCGGCCTATGAGCTGACAATCAACACCAAAGTCAGCCCATAGACCTACTAGAATGCCAACAGGCTTGCAGCGAGCCTCCACAACAAGGAGATTCGTTACATGGCTGTCGCAACTACCTACCTCGCAAGCCCCACGTTCGCCATTGGTGCGTCATCGGGCTCCACCGCTGATCTCACCGACCAGTGCAAGTCGGTGGTTATCACCAAGTCGCGTGAATCCCTCGACCAGTCATCGTTCGGTGACACCGGCCGCCAATTCGTCGGTGGACTCACCAACGTCACCATCACAGCCACACTGTTGATGGAATACAGCGCCACGCCCGGCACCTACATTGATCTGACATCCCTGGTTGGCACGCGCTGCTACGTCGCAGTGAAGCCAACCTCAGGCGCAATCAGCACAACTAACCCCGAGT